GGGGGAACGGGTAAGGTACTCTAAGAGATTTCTACCACGTTATGACTTGATAAGGATAAGTCACCAACTCCCCATGGTCAGAGCATCCAAATAGGGAATAACTAGGATTATGAATCCTATTAAGTCCCACAATTATCCACTATGTGGATTCTTGTATGGAACTAGGCATCTGTCTAGGTTGTTTTCTGGTAAACTCATAAGTATAGACTTATGTGATTTAACAGTAAAACGAAGTGCTTTAACCATTTTCTTCATAATTTCAAGGGATCCTGAAGTATCAATAGAAATATTGAAATCAGAATACCCCTTAGAAGCTATAAGAAAGTTGATGATCTCCTGTGAGGGATCTGGAGAAAATCGAGTAATTTTTGGTAGGTCAGGAAGAATCTTTCTTAAAACGAAAGATCCATCAGGACTAATACTAAAAGATCACCCGAGTTCATCAGTTCCCTTGATGAAGAATAGATCAAAATAAATTTTGAATCAAATTAATCATCACCCTGGACAACAGAAATAATATAAAGACATGGTACTATACCATTTCAATACATTATCTCTAGCTGCACCAGAACCCAAGTTATCCAACGTGTAATAGTCTTTAATTAGATACCGAAAATAGCTCTCAATTACTTGAGATCTATTTAAATTAAGATAAGTTTTCTGTATTGATTTGTAATCAAACATCTCAGATGCTCTTAATTTAAAATTTCCTACTGGTGATAATAAACATATCACCAGCATTTCCCAATCTGATCTCTTGATACCCTTGAAAGAAGGTAATAAGAGAAGAAGATTGTCAAGTTGGCTAAAAGAAGAAAGTCTTTGTTTCTTAAAAGAATCAATGACCAAAGAAGGGATTAAATATCAAAATTTCATCGCCATCAAGATATTTCTACTTCCTAATGGGGAAATTTCCCCATAAGGAGTAAAGAGTCTCTTGGTGAACTCTATATTTCCCTGATGGGAAATGATAGATTTTGTCATATTGATTTTCAAACCTAATCCTGTCATAAGACTCTTATAAGATTCAAACAATTCTCATGACCTACCTAGCGAGATATCATCACCTAATAAAACATAATTAGGTTCTGATATATCGACTCTTGCAGCTGCATAACGCACCAAATAATGGTGAGTTAACGCAAGCATGGCGAAAGAAGAATATACACCCATAGGTTGCCCGACACTGTATCTAACAGGTCGGCCCTTAGAATAATAATCTCGATCACGAAGAATCGATCCTCATAGTTTACCGAGATCAGGTTGAAATTTTTCAAGAATATCAATCTGAATCTCTAATGGTAATCTATCAGTGGCAGAAGTAAGATCAAAAGAGGCGACTGGATAAAATCTGTTTTGTTCTACGAAAGAAAGAAGTTTTCCATCCTGGTCATGAGTTGCATCAGAATCAATTTTCTTTAATAAAGAAAAGAGATGATCATGCAAATCTTTGAACAGGCATTGGGTCCATCAATCTAACATAGCAACAGCACGGACTTTACCAGCACCTTCCTCTAGATAAGCCAATCTCCCTATCATTTTATGATAAGGAATCTTGCCCCAATTCTTGAAAATATTCAAGAATCAGAAAGGAATGTTAAAAACAGAAGTTAAAATTAAGAGTATCGAGAAATAGAAACCATTATCAAATTTTAAAGATAATCGGATCATTTTAAGATACACGAGAGGATAACGGAGGAGTAAACATGTTGCATCAGTACCAGACTGAAGAACTGAAAATCGTCCAGCGGGTCCAGAAGAAATTGGAGACACATAAGAAATCTTAAACTTATGTGGCCTAATTCCTAAGGACCGACAAATCCCTTCCTCTATAGGAAGAGTTTTGTATAACCCATCAAATGGGTCAACAATGGATGATATATCAGGTTTAGTCTGTCACTTAATGCAACGGTAGATATTTAGGACGGTAAGTATTGAACTTATCATCCTAGTATCTCCAACTTTAATACATTTTCTTAAGGCAATTGGAATTACTACAGGAAGACCCTTTCGAGTTCTTACTTGTATTGTCCCAATCGGTGAAGTAGTCGGTTTATGGTTGCAGAATGAAACAACGAGGCCTATACAGGCCTTCATGTACATTCCAGCAAACTTCTTCCCTGAACGTTTCCATAGAATCTCAAGGGAGTTTGAAAACTCTTTAAAAGATTTATGGTGATGTTTCGGAACCATGCATGACCATAGTACCAATCTTACATATTTATTCAAATCTCTTGGAGTTTTGATAAATACACGATTAGACTTCGGTGTCTTGTCTCCCATACTTTTAAGTATAGGAATCATGATTACAGAAGGATCGCGTAAATAATATGCTATAGAAAATGGATTATTATCATTAAAAATGAAATAAACCAAGTCTGGTACAACTGGTAATGTGTTAAAACTATCAGCTATACCAAGAAAGGTAGTTCCCTCAATCGCCGTGATAATAAATATAAATATTGTTGTCACCGTTGGTTGTTGTATTGGGAATGGAATGAATCAAGAGCTCTTTGTATACTCGGTTTGGAGGGTGAGTCCTCCGAGCATGAGTACGACGATTAGGCGACTCTCAAGATCAATTCAAACCATGGTGAATTATCACCATCGATGATATAACAGGAACCCTTAAATAAGGATCCCAGGATATACAGCCTCTTCTACATCTTCGCCTATAAGTTCCAACCGTTACCGGAATCATCGATAAAGATTCTTCCAGAAATGGATCTCCCTTATAG